TCACGACCTAATTCTTGCCAATTACTCATTGTATTCTCCTTAAAATTATTGTAATTATGATATAATTATACTACATCTTGTGGTAAATGTCAAGAGTATTTTGTAAAACCACAAGATGTAGTATAGTTTCCTTACACTAGCCAAAAAAATACCCCCGGTTCGCGGTCGGGGGTATGAGATTTTTATGAATGCCTAGTTTAAGTTATAGACAGTAAACTAGGACTGTAAAGTTGTCTGCGTCAACTGCGTTTTTTTAAAGTGGACGCCACCGCAACGGAACTCTACCACTTGCAAAACATTATAGACTCTTTTGGTTAATTTGTCAACCATTTTTTTAGAAGCCATGTTTAATTTTATACCACACGCATTCATCCTTGTTAAAGTTTGATGGATACAAACACCAATTGGGATCAACACATGTTTTTGCTTTCTTACCTTTTGCTACACAGGCTAGTTGCTGTTCTTTTTCTTTGTTAGCCTTTGCTTCAAACTTTTGTCTAACAGCAGTCCATTCAGCATATTCTTCAAAGTCAAATGTGTCTGCTACAATCTCTTCAAAAGTTTGTTTTGGTTTGGTAGCTTGATCTTCATAATGTTCTTCTAGTTCGTCTGCCAACACAATAGACATCATGGTTAGCAATAACCAAGCAACTGCAACTATTAATAAAGCTCTATTCATACTTTTATTATATGATCATTTGTCTTGATTGTCAAGATACTGCTGGAGATTGTTAGCATGTAGTGCTAACATCATAGCATCTACATCACCGTGCATGGCTATCTTTCGTGCGTTTAAAAGATAATATGGACCGGTAAAATGTCGTTCAAGTTGAACAAAAGTTTTTGGTTTAAGTTTGTCAGTTACTACAAACTCTGTGAATTTACAGCCAGCTTTTTTGAGCATATAGAATGCTTGATAAGTTAATCTTAGGCTGTTTTTGTTAAGAGGATTATGCCACCAAGTGGCCGGATTGTCTAAGCGAGTGTATCTAATGTTTTTGAGTGCTACACTGTCCGACCTAAATGGTGCTATTTGATATTCTTGTAAGAATTGTTTTTGCCACTCGGCTTGCCTTCCAGACATGCCTTGTTATTCAGTTTCGCCGCCTTCTGAATCTGTTGGCGGTATTGGAACTCCTGCTAAATTTGCAATATCCTGCACTGTAGTTTCACCCGGGTTATATGGGCTAAACAGGTTATCTCCAGTAGCATTTGTTTCAGGGCTTTGAAATTCTGCTACAGCAGGTGCTTCCTCTGGTGCAGGGGCTGGTGCTTCTTCTGCTTCTGGAGCAGTAGTCATTGATTCAGCACTTTCAATTGCCTGTTGTTGATCCTCAGTTGGATTCTCAATATCTTTTAGTTTCTTTAAAACGTCTTCCATGTCCATAATATAATTCTCCTCTACCTTCTATGGGTAAATTTGCTCCCCTTGTTTAAGCAAAACCACCGTAAAACTTTCTGATTTAAACAGTGTATTAAGTTTTTTAGCCAAATTGATAGCATGTCCTGGGTTACTAAATGATACTTTTTTGTATTTAGGACCAGGATAGGCAACTAAAACGTTCTGTGTTTTAAGGTTAATTGGTTTGTTTTCATAAAAAACAGCCCAAATGCCTTCACTATTTAACACCTGATCGCTTTTGTAGTTGGCTTTGTTAACGTGTTCTAATAACACTGTTGGCTTAGGTCTACTCATAATATGTAATATGTCTCCATCTTCTACATATTATTTATGCCTATTATCTGCTACTATTATTATTTTTTGATTAAAAACTTCCGCCGTCTAATTCTTGAGATTCAACTGCAACAGTTTCTTTAACAGGTTCTTGTTTTTGCGACAACTTGGCTATCACAGTCATTAGATCAAATATTTCTGCTTGTATATTTCGTGCGTCTTGTGCAGACAATGTGATATCTCTACCATTGGTTTGATTCATGGCTTTTATTCTATCATTGAATCGTTTAAGATGTAGTCCTAGTTCCATGCAATTCTCCATTGGCCTTTTTTAATTGTTCAACCATAACTTCTTGTGTTTTAAAAGGACCTTGATAATCATAACGATTTAGTGTAATTAGTTTAGGACAATATGATTTTACCCATCCGTTATTAAATTTAACAATATAGTATCCAGCACAAAAGAAACTTTTTGATTTGCGTCCTTTAGTAAACACTGGTAATTTTTTAGGCACGTCCCATAGAATATTTTTAGCATTATGATCACATGGGTATCCGTAAACATCATAATTTTCTGTAATTGTTTTCTTTGCAGGAGCAGGTTTTTCAATAGTAATATTATATTTGTTACTGAGATTTTTTAAACTTAAAAACTTTTCTCTTCCTCGTTTACTAATTAAAACAACTCCGTTAGGATTAGCTAATATGCTACCTACCTTTTTACCGTTATCTTCTACTACCCAACATTTATTTCTTACTATTGATTTTGCTAATAAACTCATTTGTTAGCCCTCGTATATTGCTGAGTTAGCACCGTGCTCAGCACACTCTACCGAATGTACCCAACAACGATTGTTTGATTGTTCTCTGATTAGTTTGTCCGCAAAGTTAAATGCGTGTTCCGCAAACTTCTCTGCACCAACACCATCCATTACCACAATCTCTGCTAGATCTAATTCTTGTAATTCTAAGAACTTATCCAAGTAGGGATCATCTTTGTCAATAGCAGTCTTATGATCAAAGTGATCTTCTAACCATTTTTTAATTTGTTTAAGTCCGCCAAAGTCTACTGCCCAGTTCTTGTTGTCTAAGTGATCACAGGCAAATGTAAACTTAAACTGTAGACTGTAACCATGTAGTAAATGACAGTGTGAATGATCAGCATTAGGTTGTCTAAAACATGCTGATAGCCCAATGTTATGACCATATGTTTTTGTTGAATAAAATTTACCCATATTCTGTCCTCGTTAATCTTTATTATAACTATTATTTTCTGATAAGTCAAACATTTTGGATTGTTGATGCATTAATCCAAAAAACAACTTTAATGTATTTTGAGCGTCTATGTCAGCACGATGTTCTGGTCCATCAAAATAAATTTGCTTTATATTCATAGCATCTCGTAATCCGCCTCTTGGAGACTGATCCTGACTAAACTGTAAAAAGTTATAGACTGTTTTTACATCAATATAGCGTCCGCCAAAATGTTTAAAACTTACGTTACGTTTTTCAAACTCATTTCTTAACACGTCACAGTCATTGAATCCCCAAGTAACAGCATTTAGCCATGGCCGATGTTCTTTAACTAACTGATCCAATTCTTCTGCTACTGTTTGATGACTAACTGAGTAACTTCTAATATCACTATCAGTAATACCAGTTAGATTAATTATAAAATCATCAATTGGTTCTTTTGGATCAATATACCATTTACGAACAATATAGTCCTTTGATAGTTGTTTACTGTTACCAATAGCAACACCTACCTGTATAATTTTATTGCTAGGCTGATTAAGTTCTAGATCTAATGCTATAAAGTTTCTTGGGGTCATGCGTTTTCAAAATCCGGATAACTAGCACTCATCCAATGACTCATTGACGCCGCATTATCGCTTAATTTAACTAGATTATACTTGCCACAGAACTTTAAGAACTGTGCACCTATCATTTGTTGTTGTTTAGCAGTCATGCCTTCTGCAATAGTTTCTGCTATTTTTGCTTTGATGTCATCAGGTTGTGCTGTTAAATCTACTAAAACTCTATTACGTTCATAGTCATCTAACACACGATGTTCAACTTCATTATGATCTACCCAGCGTTGTAGCATAAGGTTGTTCCAATTATAACCTTTTCTTTTCTTATCTTCAAAGGCTTCTAACAGTCCAACCTTATTTTTGCTACCTTTTTCACGCACACCTGGAAAGGCTGAAAAGATATTATCTGTAGGATCGCCACGCATACATTTCTTAAATAAGATATATTCTGGATCTGGTATCTGTTTAGGTTCTTTAGTTTTCTTATCAATAACACGTTCACCTTTTTTATCAAAGATACCATCTAGAGTATGTAGTTCATCACTGATACCATTATACTGTTTTACATTATCTGCTAGTAGTTGATAAAAGTCTGTGTCGCTTGATACAATAACATGCTCATCGTCTGGATGACTCTGTATCCAACCTGCAATCAAATCATCGGCTTCTAGTTCTTGATGTTGTAAAACTGTACAGTTAGTTTTGTCTTTAAGGAATCCATGTAAATCATCAAAGGCTTCCCAAAATAACCTATCTTCTTCTTGTTCTGCTTCTGTTAACGCATTACGAGCTACACTTCTATTCTTTTTATAAGGTTCATAATAGTCTTTACGCCAACTACGTCCTTCTAAACAGAATATAACATGATTGGCTTCTTGATCTCTCCATGCTTTATTGATACTGCCAAGAGTAACATGTATAGCAAAGGCTACTTTTTCTTCTGAATCTGCCGCTCTATATGCAGAATGTCTTGCTCTAAAGAATGTATTTGCTGTGTCTATCAGTAGATATCTCATAGTTATATTTTACTTTCTTTAAGTTGATTAGTCAATTTAGTTTCTAGGTACTGAGCCCAATACACATGAGCATCAGCACCAAAATGATAACCACCATTTTTTGGTTTAAAATTAAGTGCTTCAAGTTGATGGTAATAAGTTCCTACTGAGTTATATGGGTCAATATAAGAATCGCCCCAATCATACTCTTTAAGTCCTGCAAAACTAGTATAGGTATTAAAAAACAAGTGTGGTATTTCAAAGTTTTCTAATAGTTTGTGTAATTTCCATATTTCCTCGTGCCAGTATTCTTTATTTTGTTCACTGTTAGCATCAATCACCCAATCACGATAGTGTTCACGTACTTCACCAGGCCAAGCAGGATCAGGTTGCATACCAGCAGTAAATTGATAATAGTTTTTATCCCAATAAAATTCTTCTCTTTCCCAGGTAGCCCAGCCAATTATAACAGCTCTAGTATAAGGCCTACCATGTGTTAGATATTGATTGGTTGTTCTTAGTATTCTATCGTTTGAACTAGCACTTTCTGCATCTAATTTAAAGTTTAAGTCGAGACGTTTTGCTAGTAATTGCCCGTAACTGACATAGGCATTGTCTGGATGTGGCATTCTGCCAAAGTTTTTGTATTTAGGATCGTCTTCAGCAAAGCAAAATGTGTTTAGTGCTTCTGCACCTGCTGAATGACTATCACCATTGACATATAATATTTTTCTTACAGTCAAGAAATCTCCGATCTACCATCTCCAAGGTCTTTTGTTTGAGTTCGTTTACTTGGATCTGCTTGTTCTTGTTCCCAATTTTCTAGTACAACATTACGACAAACACTTTTAAACCAATTATCTACAATGTCAGCATCTGTTTTACCTTGATATCCTGCACGTATAAGATTAGCAACAAACTTATCATTCCAATCTAATTCAAATGCACCTTCATTTGGATTAGTATGATCAATTTCCATACTTAGTACTTCTACATATGGTTCACCATCTTTAGTTGCTTGTTCTTTAGGCGTAAGTTTTTTACGAGTCTTTTTAGGTTCTTCTTTTTTAATTAAATTTTTAATCTTATTCCACATATTATTTCCCCCAACTATTGCCCCAAAGATCAACATGCAATCTTGGACTGTAATTATAACCACGTAGCATGGCCTCGTCTGCTACACTAAACTTATTACCATCATATACTTTAACAACACCACCTACTGGCATGATGTATACAACACCTTCAAACCCTGCTTCACGATATGCTTTGACAGCCCGATCTACTTCATCAAAGTCACTGGGCTTTTCTACTACAAACTTAAGATAGGTTGTGCCATAGCGTTCATAGTCTGCTACGATCTCAGGCTTAATAGCATCTTCCCAACTCTCACCACTTGCTGATAGTTTAGCACTGACTGAAAATGTTATGTCACTTTTATGGTCACCGCCTCTATCAAATGCCCAACCTAATAAGTAGTCCTTGAAACTATCGTGCAGTTTCTGTGTACCGTTAGTTTCAAATGTAATGTTTTTTAGATCCTGCATACGAGGATTGTCTAACAAGTTTTCATAACTGCGTTGCCATCCTAGTAATGGCTCACCACCTGTTATTACTAAGTGTACATCATTACCATTATCCTGAACCCACTTGCCATTAGGTGTTAGTTCTAGCAGTCTTTCTACTACTGCTTCGTTCTCTAGCATAGGTGATAAATGTTTAAATCTTGGATCCCATGACGCATAACTGTCACAGCCTGTGTCAACTAAAGGTAAGTCTTCATATCTATTAAATAGTTCTACCTTGACATCATCACGCTCTGCAGACATCTCGCCTCTAGGCATGCCAAAGCCGCCACAGGTAAAGTTACAACCAAATGTACGCAAGAAAACTGAAGGTACACCTACAAATCTACCTTCACCTTGTGCAGAATAAAATATTTCACTAATCTTTAGTTTCATTGAAAACCTTTCTTTATACAGTATATTATACAGTATTTAGGTCGTTGAGTCAACAACT